ATGTGTGCGCAGTGCGCATTGTTGACGCCTAACGTTTGAATTAAGCCGCGCCGCAGTGACGCCAGGCGCAGCGAGAGACCGAAACGGCGTCGGCTTGAATGAATTGTTAGCCACCACGCTACCAGGAGCAACGATGGAAGCCAACAACGAAAGCGAATGCAGCAAGCATCCATGCGCTCCGCATGGCTTCAACCGCAACGGATCGCATAGCGAGGATCGTTATGTGTGCGACTGCGAGGGCTGGACGCCGGATCGAAGCTGTGCCGGGCTGGAATTGTTGGAATCGTTGAAACTGGCTCGCGCCGAACTGGCAGGACTGCCGCGTTCGCTTGGCTACGACTTCACGCACCTGCCGAAGATCGACGCCGTGATTGCGAGGTACTGCGGGCGTGATGGCTAACCTTGCCATAAGCGGCGAGTGAAACAAGTCCGATTTATGGCGCTGTTATATGGCATTTTAACGAGAGCTGAAATTTTATGTTCACAGTTTATCAAGTAAACGGCAGATACAATTTCTCACACTATGGCGAAGCTGTTTCGTTCGCAAATAGGATTGGGGGAGCGATTGTTATTAAAAAGTCATGGAACCCATTGCGTATATTCAATGCGATATACGATGCCATATAACTACAATTATACCCCAAAATTGGGGCATAACTCCGAGATCAGCATGTTTTACGACACAACGAGTACGGGAGAAGTTTTATGACAGCACCAAAAGCGCAGAGTGATGTGCAATGAATCTCTGGATCGCAAGCCGAGCAACGCATTGGACCGACACTGAGATCGTCCATGTTTACTGCGTGATGGACGGGGCGTTTGTGGTGAGTGATTGGTACGACACCAAGGCTGAGGCGCAAGCGGCGCTGGCTGAGATCGTCGGCTGGTTGGAGTTTGCGGCATGAAGGGGCGCAATCCATCGAAGGCTGACAAGCTGCTGTGGGATCAGTTGTGCCAGTTGGGTTGTATCGCATGCAGAAAAGATGGCAGACTAAACACATGGGTTAGCATCCATCACATTGACGGACGCACTAAGCCTGGGGCGCATCAAAAGGTTCTTCCGCTGTGCGCTGGGCATCACCAAAAAGGTACGGGTGCTGTTGGTCTGGTAGCTGTGCATCCAGACAAAGCCGAGTTTGAGCGTATGTACGGACAGCAGGAACAACTGCTAGGTGAATGTCTGCAACTACTGAAAGGAGAGAGCCATGCTGCCTGATGACAACGACAAAAACACAATCGAGCGATACGAAGGCTCGGTTTTTGCTATCACGATGGCTGTGGCTGGTTTGATTATCACACTAATACTGGCATGGGTTGGCGCGTGAAGGTAGTGATAGGTATTGATCCTGGCGTTAACACCGGATTTGCGGTAGCTGATTGCGGCAAGTTGATCCGCGTGGAATCCATGAGCGCCGTGGAGGCTGAGGAGATGGTACTGCAAACCATGATAGACAACGGCGGAAAGCTGTTTGTACGCTTTGAAGACGCAAGGATGCGCCAGTGGTTCGGGTCTAAAGGCCGCGAGGCATTACAAGGCGCTGGAAGCATCAAACGGGACTGCGCACGGTGGCAGGAGTTCTTGGAGCATCACAACATTCCGCATGCTAGGATAGCGCCCAAAGCCAACAGGACAAAGCTGACAGCAGATCAGTTCAAGCGCATTACAGGCTGGCAAGGGCGCACGAATGAGCATGCTCGTGATGCTGCGATGTTGGTGGTTGGGTGATGACTATGAGGGTGGCTGTGTGAGCGAGAAAATTATTGAGATGGAATTGGAGAAACTGATTCCATACGCGCGTAATCCCAGAAAAAACGATCACGCTGTGGACAAGATAGCTGGAGCTATAAGGGAGTTTGGATTCAAAGTCCCGGTGATTGCTAAAAGCGATGGAACGGTTGTTGATGGTCACCTTCGGCTAAAAGCAGCGCAGAAATTAGGCATGGAAGCCGTCCCTGTCTTGCTTGCTGATGATTTGAGCGATGCACAGATTAAAGCGTTCAGGCTGTCGGTAAACAAGATGGCTGAGCTTGCAGAGTGGGATGATGAATTGTTGCACTTGGAATTGGACGAACTTAGAGATATGGATTTTAATTTAGATTTGACAGGGTTTGATGACAGATTGCTGGCTAATCTATTAGATGATAAAATCTTTAGTCCGTCCGACGAAAACAGTCAAGGTAGTCTTGACAGACTCGAACCAAAATACATAAAGTGCCCACATTGTCAAAAAAGTTTCGATACAAGATTATATGAGTAAAGTTGATTTATTGATTGGCTGGGCGTCCTACGATTACGCCAAATTCTCATGTGAGAACTATCATTACAGTAAGTGCATTCCGGCTGGCAAGCTGTCAAAAATTGGAGTATGGGAAGACGGAAAGCCTATAGGCGTTATCATTTTTGGTCGTGGTGCAAATAAAAATCTTGGAAGTCCCTATGGGTACAAACAATGGGAATGCTGTGAGTTAGTAAGAATTGCACTCACATCCCATAAAAATACTGTGTCAAGAATAATGATGATAGCTATTAAGTTTTTTCATAAACACAATAGAGGGATTAAGCTTATCGTAAGTTTTGCTGATTCTGGTGTCGGGCATATAGGCGCAATATATCAAGCAACGAATTGGATATATTCGGGAAAATCAATAGCGACAGATGAGTATATATTCAATGGGATACGATACCACGGGAGATCATTCCGATCAAAATACGGCAGTCATAAAAATTATATAGACAAAGGGTTACTTATTGTAAAAGGATCATGTAAGCTTAGGTATCTGATGCCGATGACTGACGACGAAAGAAAAAATGTGATAAAATTTTCTTTGCCTTATCCCAAACACGCGGGCTAAAAATCAGGCACCGGATACCAATCCGGTCTGGGTGGGGAAGTACCAACCAGCTCGCTCCATATTACGAGAATAGCATGACAAAGAAGAAATCTCATGCGGATAATCGACAAGGTCAGGGAGGTGGCAGACCGAGGAAGTCGCTGTCAGCAGACGATATAATTCAAGTAGAGTCTCTAGCATCTGTACTATCATCGGAGCAGATAGCTGATTATTTTGGGATATGCAGAACCACATTCTACGAGATAATGAAAAACAACACAGAAGTTTCTGAACGGTATAAAAGAGGTCGCGCAAAAGCTATTGGCAGTGTGGCTAAATCACTGCTTACCAAAGCTCAGAGCGGCGATACACCCAGCATGATCTTCTATCTCAAGACCCAAGCTGGCTGGAAGGAAACGCAGGTTGTAGATCACAGCAGCACAGATGGAACCATGACACCGAAGGCAGAAATTACAGACGAGCAAATGAGAGCGAAACTTGAGAAGTTCGGCATTGAAGTTAAGCCATGATGTTGTCGATTATGCGATTGCAGAGCGATGCAAATTAGCGCGTGATGACTTCGCCACATTCCGGCGCACAATAAACCCCAAAATAAAATGGGGCTGGTTCCATCAGTCTGTCTGCGATGAATTGCAAGCCTTCCATTCTAATTTTATCGCTGGCAATCGACCAAAGCTGGTTATACAAGCGCCGCCTCAGCACGGAAAAAGTATGGCGATAATAGATTTTATTGCTTGGCTTGCGGGCAAGTCGCCAGAAAAAAAGACGATATATGCATCATTCTCTGAACGGCTTGGCATTCGAGCCAATCTTAGGATGCAGAGGATTTTGGATGGCGAGCAATATAATTTAATCTTCCCTGACACTAAATTAAACGCGTCGAATGTTGTTACTGTTAGCGGTCAGTATCTGCGTAATCGTGAGATTCTTGAGTATGTTGGACATGAAGGATATTTCAGGAATACGACTGTGGAGGGTAGCATTACCGGAGAATCATTAGAACTTGGTGTTATCGACGACCCCGTTAAGTCGAGGGCTGAGGCGAACAGTCAGAGAAAGCGTGACGGCGTTTGGGATTGGTTCTGCGATGATTTCTCGACGCGTTTCGCGGATGATGGCGCTTTGTTGTGTATCCTGACTCGATGGCATATTGATGATCCGATTGGGCGTTTAATCGCTTCAGACTCTAGCGTTAGGGTTGTATCGTTCCCAGCGATTGCGACTCGCGACGAGGCGCACAGACGGGAAGGGGAGCCGCTATTCCCAGAATTAAAGTCGCTGGATTTTTTGATTGCACAAAAAGAAAAAATGGCTAATCACAGTTGGGAGTCGCTATATCAGCAATCGCCCACGGTGCAGGGCGGAGAGTTGATTCGCGGAGAGTGGTTCGGTAGTTATAGATTAGATGCAATTCAGCCAATCGATATTATTTTGTTTGCAGACACGGCGCAGAAAACAGGCGAGAGAAACGATTACAGCGTGGTACAGGCGTGGTGCAAGCATGAGGGGCGCATATATCTACTCGATCAGATACGCGGTAAATGGGAAGCGCCAGAGCTATTAAGGCGGGTTCGTGATTTTTGGGGAAAGTGGTCAGAGCGCGGCGCGAAAAAAATAATGATCGAAGATAAATCCAGCGGAACGGGTTTGATTCAGCAATTAAAGACTCATTATAGGATTCCGGTTTTTGGGATACAGAGGGCAGTGGACAAGCTGACGCGGGTACAGGACGCTTTGCCGCATATTGAGTGTGGTAATGTTATGCTACCCAGTGACGCGCCGTGGGTCTCTGATTTTATTGCTGAGTGCGAGGCTTTCACTGCTGATAATTCACACGCGCATGATGATCAGATTGATCCATTATGCGATGCAATAAAAACACTTTTGCAGAGTAATTCTGCGGCAGAAAAATGGGCGAGAATGATATGAGTAAGAAGCATAGAAAAATAAAGTTAGTTGATGCAAAAGCCACAGACGGCTTCGCAAACTTTTCTGCGCGAATGGGCTTAGGTGCGGATAATGTTTTTTCGCGTGGCGGTTACACAATGTCTACGCTGTCGAATGATCGGCAGATGCTGGAGAACATTTATCGCGGCTCATGGATTGGAGGAAAGATCGTTGACGACTACGCGATGGATATGACGCGTGCTGGCATTGATATTTTATTGCCCAAAAACGACGAATCCAAATTGCTGGAAAAACAATTATCGCGCTTGGGTATCTGGGACGGCATCACGGATTGTTTGAAGTGGTCACGATTGTATGGTGGCGCGATTGCTGTTATTGAATTAGATGGTCAGGACACAGCCACGCCATTGCGCGTTGATGCTGTGGGGAAAAGTCAATTCACTGGCTTGACTGTGTATGACAGATGGCAATTACAGCCGAGTAGTAGTTTGATTCATAGCGGAGTTAATTGTGGGTTGCCTGCAAGCTATCGCGTGATTTCCAGCGGGCGCGTTATTGATGCATCACGCGTTATCAGGATGGTGGGAAATAAACTGCCGTACTGGATTGCACAGACTTTGGACTATTGGGGTCAGTCAGTTATTGAGCGGCTGTATGACCGCTTGCTGGCTTACGACACGGTGACAAGTGGGACGGCTAATTTAATTCAGCGAGCGCACTTAAGGCATGTTGGCATTGATGGCTTGCGCGATATTTTGTCTGCTGGTGGACAGGCTGAACAGAATCTATTGACGATGTTCCAGTATGTGCGAGAGCTGCAAACCAGCGAGGGCTTAACGCTGTTAGACAAGCAAGACGAATTGAGTTATCAGAGCTATTCTTTTGGCGGCTTGGATAATGTTCTGTTGCAGTTTGGTCAGCAATTATCCGGCGCGTGTGGCATTCCGCTTGTGCGTTTATTTGGGCAATCGCCATCAGGTATGAGCGCAACGGGAGAAAGTGATTTGCGGAATTACTACGATACGATTTCAGCGAATCAAGAATCTACATTGCGATCAGGGTTTGATAAAATACTATCGGTATTATATCGCTCAACATTTGGACAGCCTTCGCCTTCTGAGATGGATTTTGATTTTCGACCGCTGTGGCAAATGAACGATACCGAGAAAGCTACGCTTGCAAAAACGGTGGCAGAGACGGTTCAGATTGCTGTAGATATGGGCGTGATGGATTTAGCAAATGCTGCGCGTGAGTTCAGTGCTATCAGTGCAGAGAGCGGTATATTCAGCAGTATGACGGCAGAGGTGATTGCAGGGTTGGATGAAGAGCCGCCAATGCCGATGGTTGAGAATGTTGAGCCGCAAGCGTGAAAGTTGTAAAAAATACAGAGCGGGAATATGCCAAGGCGTTGCGTAAGATTGCGCGCCACGCTGCAAGCATTGTTGACTTGTATGCCGATGGTGCGGTGATTGCGAATCCTACTGGCATGCAGGCGGCGCTGATTAAGTATGCCGAGGAATTAGCACCGTTTGCGAATCGCGCTGCAAGTAAAATGATCTCTGCAACACAGAAAAGCATTGATAGAGCCATTAAATCGCAATCAAAAACAATGGCTGCAAAATTGCGGGAAGTGTTGCAAAGCCAAACAGGTAGGGTTGCTATTGATTTGCACCGCGCTCAAGTTGAGCTAATTAAATCGCTGCCGATTGATGCCGGTACACGCGCACAGAATCTTGCGATGGAGGCGATAACAGGTGGTAGGCGACCTGCCGAGATTGCTGCCGAGATTGCCCGCACTGGTGAAGTTACGCAATCCAGAGCGTTGCTTATTGCCCGCACAGAGTCGAGCAAGGCTAGCGCGGCACTGACAGAAGCGCGGGCAAAGTCAGTGGGCGCGACGCACTACATTTGGCGAACCGCTGGGGATGGGGATGTTAGAGAGTCACACGCTGAGATGGATGGTGAGGTGGTGGCTTACGACAATCCTCCGACGCTGGATGGTATGACTGGCAACGCAGGGGAGTTCCCAAACTGCCGATGCTATGCAGAGGTTATATTGCCCGATTAGTCAAGATATTTATTTAATAATAATTATAGTTTAACTATTGACATTATATGATAAATTATTGTTGACACGCTCTATCTGTCCGTTTATACAGTACGCCATATAAGACAAAAGGCGTATTGACTTGCGGCAATATCTGGCAACCAAGCTATCAGAGAGCATCAGCAAAACCCCAGAGGGTTATTTGCTGTGCGTTGGTGTTCCTGTCGCAAAATTGGGTGAGATGCGCTACACGGCTGCTGAAACTGGTGATGGCGAGTTAATTTCGGTTAACACACCGGAGGTTTTATTTTCTGCTGAGACCGCTGCGAGTTTCGAAGGCAAGCCTGTAACGGTTCAGCATCCTGATCCAGCATCAGAGTTTTTCGATGTCACCCCTGAAAATTGGAAAGCGGTTGCTGTAGGTACGATGGGCAATGCTCGTGCTGGAACCGGCGACGATTCTGAACACTTGCTGGCAGATATTTTAATCACCGACGCGGCTGCAATTGAACTCGTGCTAAACGGATTGCGCGAAGTCTCGCTTGGTTATGACGCTGAACACGGCGAGAAAGATTCAAATAATCGAGCAATAAGAAAAAGAATTATTGGGAACCATGTTGCGCTGGTTGATCGCGGGCGTGCGGGTTCTACTGTTGCAATTCGCGATTCAAAACCGGAGGAAAAAATGGCGGATAAAAAAACGCTAGGCGATTGGTTCAAGTCGCTGAAAAAAACCATTGACGAAATGCCTGCCGATGAAGTTATCGAGGAAGCTGTAGAAGATGCAGACCCGATAGCTGATTTGGTTGCTCGCATTGATGCGCTTGAAGCTCGTATTGCTGCGCTGGAATCTGATGATGAAGCGGAAACCGTTGCTGAAGAAATGACGGATGAAGTTGTCGAAGATTCAGAGCCCGAAGTCTCGCTCGCTGATGCAGAAATTATTGCAAGTGGCGTGAAAGATGGTAAAGGCTTGGCGATGCGTGCGCTCAAGATGGCAGATTCTGCAATCGTCTCTTCTATTGTTGACGATGTTGACTCGCTGAAAGGTGATGCGTTGAAGGCTGCATTTAATGGTGTTGTAGCTCTGCAAAAAGCGATGCGTATGCGTGACGTTAAGACGGAGTTGCAACCAAGTGTTTCAAAAACGCCGGTCACACCGGAATCTTTAAACGAAAAATATGCTCAGTTTTGGGCAGAAAAAAGAGGTAATTAATTATGACTGCTATCGTTACAAATATGCCTGCCGGTTTTGCTGGTGAGGTAACTCGTTCAGATGGTGCTGTTGTTGTATCGCTGCAACTTGCTGCTGATTTAGCACACGGCTCACCCGTTAAAATTACAAGCGGCAAGGCTGCTGCAATTGAGTCCGGCGATACTGCCGCTGTTTTTTATGGTGTTCTGACTCGTTCTGCGCCGTCTGTTTCTGATTCCTCAACCGGCAATGCAGACACCGATTATGTGCAATCCATTTTGCGTAAAGGCTTTGTGAATGTTGCTTGCAAACAAGGCACGCCGGAAATCGGTGGCGCGGTTTATGTTCGCGTTACTGCTGACACTGGCAAGCTGGTGGGTGATTTTGAGACTGCCGCTGATTCAGGTAAATGCGTTGCAATTACCGGCGCGACTTGGGCGACTGCCGGTAAGGATTCTAACAATATCGCCGAAGCGTTCTTCGGTTAATCGGGAGTAGATAAAAATGATTACACGCGATTCTAGTTTAGCTTTTTTCGTAAACCAGCTTGACGCATTTGATGCCAAAATCCATGAGCCGCTCGCGGCTGTAACATGGAGCCGCGATATTAAATTGCGTACAGGTATCTCTTTGGGCAACCAATCCACTTCTTTTGTTCGCGGCAATTTCGCCCATGCAGGTCAGCAATCAGCGGAGGGCGCACACTTCATTGGTAGCAGCAAAAACACCTCGCTGACCGCTGTTGGAGTTGACGGAACACCAGTGGTTCTGCCTATGCAACTGTGGGGCGGTGAGATTCGTTACACCTCTGTAGAGTTGGAGCGTAGCCAGTTGATCGGTCAAAACCTTGACGATATGCAAACACGCGCTTTGCAGTTGTCCTACAACCTCGATGTAGACCGTATGGTTTATGTTGGTGGTGCTGGTCAAGGTGGCTTGATTAACAACACGGAAGTTACTGTTGCTTCTGCGTTGGGCGCAACATGGTCTGCCGGTACTGCTGATACTATCCTGCAGAATGTTAATGATCTAATCAAAGCAGCATGGGCTGCAAGCGCATACGCTGTGTGTCCGAATGTGTTGCTGTTGCCGCCAGCGCAGTATGCGTTGATTGTTGCGAAAAAAGCTGGCACTGACGGCGCTGGCGGTTCAGTGTTGAACTTTTTGCAAAACAACTCTATTAGCTTGCAGGTCAATGGCGTTCCTCTGGATATTCGCCCTTGCAAACATTTGACAGGTGCAGGTGACAGCGGCAAAGATCGCATGGTTGCATACAATGATTCTGAGTTGTATGTGCGCTATCCGCTTGCCCCGATCGTTCGACAAACTCCTTACTATCAAGGCATCACTTTTGCTGCGCCTTATGTTGCGGCTTTGGGTGCGGTTGAGTTTGTTTATCCTGAAACTGCCATCTATCAGGACGGTCTGTGATGCAAGTTGTAGTGCGTCAAGCGGTTCTGCTTTTCGGTGAGCGTTACAGTGTTGGCTTGCGGGATATTCCCGCAGGTCATTGCTGTGGTGCAGATTGGGATTACGCGCTCAAGTGTGGTTATGTTGTACCGCAGGAGAGCGCGAAACCTGCTAAAAAAATTGAAACTGTTGTTGAAGAAAAACAAGAAAAGCCCGAAAAGAAAAGCAAAAAAGCTGAGGGTTAATTGTGGACGTTGCAGGTTTCCGCACTAATTTTCCAGAGTTTTCGGACGATACAAAGTACCCGACAACTGAAATTGAATTTTGGGCGGACTCTGTGGCTGTGAACATTATTGATGCAAGCCGGTGGGGTAATACTTACTCTGCCGGGTTGCAGTTAATTGTTGCACATTATTTGGTATTGCAATCGCTGGACAAAAAAGCCGCTGCAACTGGCGGTGTGACGACTGGCGGTGTTATTGCGAGTAAGGCAGTGGGTTCGGTAAATGTGTCTTACGATAACAGTGTGGGCGCTGTTGATGGTGCTGGCGATTGGATGCGTACTAGCTACGGGCGCAGGTTCTACAATTTATCGCGATTATTTGGCGCGGGTGCGGTGCAGTTATGAGCGTATCTGTTTTAGTCGATCACACAAAAGAATTGATGGCGACGCTAGAAAAGCTGGCGAAAGTCGGCAGTATTTTTGTCGGTGTGCCAGAGGACAAAGCAGCGAGAAAAAGCAGCGAGATGAACAACGCAACTCTGGCTGCAATTCATGAGCTTGGCTCACCTGCCGCGAAGATTCCGCCTCGCCCATTTCTCAAGATTGGCATTGCGAAAGCACAGAAAGAATGCGTGAACATTTTGGGTGCTGGTGCTGCTAAATCGCTAGAAAGTTTTGATGCTGGATATTTGGTTAAAGCTCAGGACAAAGCAGGTTTAGTTGCACAGAATAGCGTAAGGGGTGTTTTTCGCAGCGGCGATTTGAAGCCGCTGGAGAAGTCTACATTAAAAAAGAAAGGCGAAAAAACCACGCCGCTTATTGATACCGGCAGCCTTCGTACTTCAATTAGTTATGTGGTGCGCTGATGGCTACTATTGATGTGACAGAGTTACTCGGTGATGCGGATTTTGTCGATTCGTTCTCGGTGATTCGCCGCGTCGATTCAGTGAATAATTATGGCGAGAATGTATTATCAGAAACAACAACTTCTGGTGTGGTTGGCAGCGTTCAGCCTGCAAGCCCTGATGACATGCAAAGACTCCCTGACAGCGTTCGGCGTAGTGATGCAATAACTGTTTACAGTGTGACGCGCATTAGTCCTGATGCTTATCCTGATGTTGTTTTGTGGAATGGGAAAAAATATCAGGCGCAAACTTCGGAGGATTTCGGTAATTACGGCGCGGGTTATACAAAAACAATCTGCACTTTAATTGAAGCTGGGAATGGTGGTGCTACGCCGCCTCCTGCTCCTTAGGGTTGTGAGATATGGCTGACAGTTCTACAGGCGGTTATTTGCAACCAAACAATCTTCCTAGTGCAGATAAATTATTGCACCGAGTTCTGCATGGTTATGTTGTTGGTGTGACTGGATTGCTTGCTGGTAATGTTAGACCGCGCTGGCAGAAAAACCCTCCAGAGATTCCGGCGAGCAATGTTGACTGGTGCGCGTTTGGAGTAACGGAAATCAGTGGTGGTCATCCGTATCAAGTTCAGATTAAAGTAGATGACGATTCATTTGATACGAAAGCCAATCTAGTTCGCGATGAATTGTTGACATGCCAAGCGAGCTTTTACGGTGAGAATAGCGGTTTATATGCGGAGCGTTTGGTGTTAGGCTCAAGCATTGCACAGAATCGAGAGGCGTTATATTTGCAAGGTTTTTCTGTGATTTCTGCAACGACTATCTTGCGAAGCGCAGAGCTGGTAAATGATGTGTGGTTAGATCGTCAGGATATAGAAATAATTTTTGGGCGGCGTGTTGTTGTTGAATATAACGTGCTGCATTTTTTGGGTGCTGCTGAAACTATGGAGACAGAGACAGCGGCAGAAAGTTGGTCAGTAGAGGGTTAAAAAAATGGCTACAGGGTTAAGTGTTAATCGTTTAATTCGCACAAGTGTAAATCTATCGCCGGTTGCTGCTGCGCGTCGTGGATTCGGTACGCTGTTAGTGTGCGGTGATAGTGATGTGATTGATGTTGTAGAGCGCATTCGTTCTTATACAACTTTAGAAACAGTTGCTACAGATTTCGGTACAAGTGCACCTGAATACAAAGCGGCTGTATTGTATTTCGCACAATCGCCACGCCCTACCACTTTGATGATTGGTAGATGGGCGCGTAATGCCACCCCTGCAATTTTGCGCGGCGGTGCGCTCAATTCTGTTGAGCAAAACATTGCAACATGGAACGCCATTACCAATGGTGGTTTTAATATCACTATCGGCGGTGTGGCGAAAAACGTCACTTCCTTGGATTTTTCTGGTGCTGCCACTCTGACGGCTGTAGCTGCTTTGATTCAAGCGGGTATATCCGGTTCAGCGGCCACAGTTGAGTGGAATGGTTCACAGTTTATTATCGAATCTACCGCAACTGGTGCGAGTGCAGAAATCACTTATGCAACGGCTGGTAGTGGTACTGATATTTCCGCCACGCTGAAACTGACAAGCGGCACGGCTTCTACTGCGCCTATCGATGGTTTGGATGCTGAGACGGCGTTGGAGTGCGCCGCAGTAATGGCTGATAAGTCTGCCGTTTGGTATGGCTTAACATTTGCTGCATCGACTCAACCAGACACGCAGAGCCATTTGGATGTTGCGGCATATATTGAAGGCGTAGACCTTGATCGCATGTACTTTGTCACCACACAAGATGCTGGCGTGATGGATTCTGCTGATACATCTAACATTGCTGTCGATTTAGAAGCACTCGCTTACAAGCGCACTTTCCTGCTGTATTCCGGCAGTAACGCTTATGCTGCTGTGAGTGCGTGTGCGCGTGAGTTCGCTGTAAATTTCAATGCGAATAGATCAACCATCACGCTGATGTACAAAACAATGCCTGGTGTTGTTGCTGAGGTGATTACTGAATCACAAGCGCAGACGCTAAAGGCTCGCAAGTGTTCTGTGTTTGTTGAGTATGTGAACGACACTGCAATCATTCAATATGCGGCGATGGCGAGCGGTCATTTCATTGATGAGATTCACGGCTTGGCTTGGTTGAAAGATGCGGTTCAAAACGCTGTTTATAATTTGCTGTATCAAAGCAAAACAAAAATCCCGCAAACTGACGCTGGGCAGAATCAGATTGTCGGTGTGATTTCCGGCGTTATGCGTGAAGCATTAAATAATGGTTTGATTGCAGAGGGTCAGTGGAACGCTGATGGTTTTGGTCAGTTGGAGCGCGGTCAAATGCTAAACAACGGGTTCTACATTTTCACTCAGCCTATGGCTTTACAAGATCAAAGCATCCGCGAGCAGCGTATCGCACCTCCGATTCAAGTTGCTATCAAATTGGCTGGCGCGATTCAAGAGTGCGATGTGATTATCGATGTTAACCGCTAATTATTTGGAGTAAAAAATATGAGCACTTATTCTTTTCTGGATGTAAACGCGGCAATTAGCGGCGTTGGTGGTAGCGTCATTCTTGGCAACGGTTCAGGCGCTGCTGAGGAAGGCATCACGATTGCGATGGTTGATGATAAATCAGCAATGACTATTGGTGCCGACGGTCAAGGTATGCACTCACTGAGCGGCTCACGCGCTGCTACAGTGACTTGCCGATTTCTGAAAACTTCGCCGGTTAATGCGCTGCTGATGGCAATGTATAATCTGCAAACTGCAAGCAGTGTGACTCACGGTAGAAATACTATTGTGGTTACTGATTTCGGTCGAGGCGATACCATTACAATGACTGGCGTAGCGTTCAAAAAAGCGCCGGACATTAACTACGCGAAAGATGGCGGTACTCACGAGTGGACATTTGACGCGATAAATGTTGTGCATGTTTTGGGTATTGGTGTTCCAGAGGTGTAATGCGTGGACTTTGAGCTGAACGGCAAAGAGTATCGGGCTGGCGTTATTGACGCGAGAAAACAATTTCATATTGTTCGCAGACTTGCGCCGATTTTTGGCAACATGGCGGCGGGTGGTGATACCGCTGTCATGCTTGCGAATGCAATCGGTTCGCTATCGGATGATGATGCCGACTATGTTTTGTTCGGGTTGCTTGCTGTTGTGAAGCGCAAAGAAGATAACGGCTTGGGTTGGTCGCCGGTGTCGAATAAAACGCAGATGATGTATGCGGAAATCACGATGGCTGAAATGTTGCAGTTGGCGTTCAAAAGTTTTGAAGCGAACATGCAGGATTTTTTTTCCGTCAGCCGCTCGGTTTTGAGCCAAGCGAACCCGACACAAAACGCGGAGTAGTTTGGGTTAGTTTGCCGAGCGGTGAGGATTGGTTGTGGCGACCAGTTGCAGAGGGCATGTGCAAGTATGAATCGGTGATTGATGGCACTTTAACGCTGGCGGATATTGCAACGATGAATGACATTTTATCGGTTAAGTGGGAAAACGAAAAACGATTTCATGAGGCGAACAAGTGAGCGCAACGGTATTAAAAGAGTTTCTCGTTAAGCTAGGATTTGAAACCGACAAAGGCGGAATGTCTAAGTTTTCTTCCAGTGTTGTGGATGCTGGAAAAGTTGCTGCAAAAATGGGAGCCGCTGCACTTGCTGCCGCTGGTGCAGTGACGGCTTTTGTAACGAGTGTTGCAGACTCTATTGATAACTTAGCAGATGTATCTGGTCGCACAGGAGAGGCGGCCAGCGAGCTTGATAAGTTGGGCTATATTGCAACGCTAACGGATTCCAGCATTGAGGCATCCAATGCCAGCGTAGAAAACTTGTCAAAAAATATCGGTGATGCAGCGATGGGTATGGGTCGCGCACAAAAGGTTTTCGAGGAATTGGGGGTATCGGTTAAAAAAGAAAACGGCCAGATAAAAACCGCTGCTGAAATGATGGTGGAATTAAAAGATAAAATGCAAGGAATGGAGAAAGGTCAGCAACTAGCCATCATGGACAGGCTGGGCATTGATAGAACCATGATCGGCATGATGACGCAGGATGTGTCTGGTCTGGCTGCTGAGTACGACGCGATGCAGAAGGCGGCAGGGTTCAGCATGGAGGAAGCTGCAAGTTCTGCTAGTGATTACATGGACGCAATGAATAAATTGAAGCTGTTGTTTGCAAAATTGATGCAAGCTGTGGCTGTGCCATTTTTCAAAGGAATGACAAGGGGCATGGAAACGATGCAGAAAATGTTGATAGACAACATGCCGCGCATTGTTGCTGTGATTACGCCGGTGATAAAAGTTATTTTAATTTTAGCTGATGTTTTTTTAGCGGCTGCACAGGGGATTGTGAGCGCAATAAGTTTTGTTATTTCGCCATTGATGGAATTAAACAGAATGCTAGGCGGTGTACCGGCTTATATTTTGGGTGCCGCTGTTGCGTGGAAAGTTTTATCTGCGGCTTTTACTGCATCACCGATTGGTGTTGTTGTTGCTGGCATCTTGGCTTTGATTGCTGCAATTGTTTTGCTGAAAGAAGATTTTGATGTGTGGAAAGCAGGTGGCGAATCGTTGATAGATTGGGAGCTGTGGGTTCCAGCAATCGAGGCGGCGCAAGGTGTGCTAGAAGGGTTCCGTGGATTCTTGACGGATTGGTTTTCTGCGCTTGGCGCGATGTTCCAAGCGTTGTTTGCGCTGCTGTCTGGCGATTTCGTGGGCGCTTGGGAAGGCGTTAAAAGTATGCTTGGCAGTGTTATAGATATGTTTTCTGGTGTGATAAACATTGCCTCAAAAGTTGGTGGCGTTATCGGTTCGGTTGCTGGTGGTATTGCTGCTATTGTCGGCGGTAAATCTGCATTGACTCCTTCGCCAGCTGCTGGTGCGAGCGGACAAACCAATCAAAATGTAAACCAGCAAACTGTTATCAATGTAAACGGTGCAGGTGATCCAAAAGCCGTAGGTAATGCGGTGGCAGGTCAGCAGGCAGGCGTTAATAATCAGATGCAGCGTAACTTGCAGGGTGCTGTTCGGTGAGCTGGATAAATAGCAATGCCGAGTTTTTGCCGCGCAGAAATGTAGGCGGGTGGGTTGCGAGCGTCACGATTTCTGAAAGTGCGTCCGATGATTTAGAAATCACACAGCATCCTGTGCAGGACGGCGCAGCGATTACAGACCACGCATACAAAAAGCCAGTGATGTTGTCTATTGAAGTTCAGTATTCCGACAACCTAACCGGCGTGCCGATTGATGAACAATACCGAAGGCTGTTGACGCTACAAAATACACGCGATCCGATTGATGTCGTGACTGGTAAGCGCATTTATGGAAACATGCTTATTAAAGCCATTTCAGAAACAACCGACAAAACTACAGATAAAGTTTTGAGCATTAAAATGGATTTGCAGGAGATTATTTTAGTCGCTGTTTCGACTGTAAAAATACCGGCATCGTCACAAAAAAAAGCAGCGCAGAAAGAGCCGAAAAGAACGGGGCAGACTGAAAATGGCGGGGTGAGAAAAGGAGAGCCAACGAATACAACCGCGCCTGCAAAACCACAATCAAGACTAGCGGGGTTTGTGCGTGGCTGATGTAATCACAAAAATACCGATGACGGCAATCCCGCAACGCTTTAGAGTGGATATGGCTGGCGTTGAATATGAAATAGTCTCACGCTGGAATGGTGCGGTATCGTCGTGGGTTTTGGACTTGTACGATGCGAATCGTGAGCCGATGATCATGTGCATCCCGATGGTGTGCGGGATAGATTTGTTATCACAGTATGGATATTTGAACATCGGCGCGGAGTTGTGGGTGTTGACTGACGGTGACGACACCGCTCCACCTACGATAGATAATCTGGGTTCGGAATCCAATTTATTTTTGGTGGTGCGCGGTGAGTGATTTACAGTACAAACGCACCTGCAATCTGATAGTATCTGATGCGGCTGGCAGTGGATTGGATTTGTCGAATCTGACTATAAACTTTGCGATTAAAAAAACAGACGGACAATCTCCAAACACTGCCAGCATCAAGGTCTATAACCTTTCAGATGAAACCGCAAAACAAATACAAAAAGAGTTTACGCGTGTGGTATTGCAAGCGGGTTACGAATCTAATCACGGCATTGTATTTGACGGCAATGTTAAAGCTGTAACGCTTGGTCGTGAGAATGTTGTCGATAGTTATATTGATATTCAAGCGGCGGATGGTGACGAGGGTTACAATTTCTCTGTAGTGAACGCGACATTATCGGCAGGCGCAACGCAGCGAGACCAAATAAAGGAAACAGCGAAAGCAATGAAGCAGTTTGGCGTTGCTGAGGGTCATGTTGATAGTGCCACTGATACGCCGCCATTGCCTCGCGGAAAAGTGATGTATGGAAACGCAAGAAAATATAACCGGCAATCGGCGCAATCGACCGGATGTAGCTGGTCCATCCAGAATGGAAGAGTGCAGGTTGTTGCACTGAAAGGCGTACTACCTAATACAGCCGTGCAGTTGAATAGCCGCTCTGGTTTGGTGGGAACTCCTGAGCAAACCAGCGACGGGATAAAGTTTCGCTGTTTGATAAATCCAGCGATAGTTGTTGGTGGTGCAATTCAGATAAATGAGCGAGACATTCAAGCGGCAAAGTTAGATGATAATGCAAGCGGGCAGCCCGACAGCGCAGAAAAAAAAGAACCGGTCGAGATTACTGCTGATGGTTTTTATCGCGTTGTTAGCTTGGATATAGCAGGTAATTCACGCGGTAATGATTGGTACATTGATGGGGTATGTGTGCCGCTTGGCGATACTCCAGATGGCAAAAAGGTTACAGGCAATGGCTGATAGACGCGAGAAATACGACGACCCAGAGGAAGCGTTACGCTCAGCAATGGAGGACGCGCAGGCGAATATGTGGACGGCGTTACCTGCTACGGTGACGGCTGTAGATTTGGTCGCGCAAACCATTTCAGCGCAGCCGAATGTAAAAGGGTCGCAAGCAAAACCCGATGGCAATAGCGAAAGTATATCCATGCCGATGCTGGTAGATGTGCCGATCTGCTGGCCGCGTGCCGGTGGCTTTGCGGTGACGCTACCGATCAAAGCCGGTGATGAGGTGTTAATTGTTTTTGCTTCGAGAGCGATAGATGGATGGTGGCAGAGTGGTGGCGAGCAAGAGCCTGTTGAATCACGGATGCATGATTTATCTGATGGCTTTGCTATTTTTGCACCGACAAGCCAAGCGAAAAAGCTAACGAATGTGCAGGATGATGGCATAGAGATACGATTAGAGGATAGGTCTGCATTTTGGAAGCTGGACGAAAACGGTGATATATATTCAACATTCGGCACCATGTTTTTGACTGGTGATATTGTTCAAATCGGAAACCAAACTATAACCGGCAACACAGCGCAGACTGGAAAAATTGAAGCGACTAACGATGTAATAGCGGCCACTATCTCACTGAAAAACCACGGTCATTTTGCTTTGGATAATGTAACGCCGCTTGCAGGGAAGCCAATACCATGAGATACAGGAAATTAGACAGTGCCGGTGATATGTTATTCGGACACCAGTTGCAAGATTTTTTTATTGATGATTCGCTTGCGGTTGCACAGGCTGTAAAAACAAGGCTGGCATTGTGGCTTGGCGAGTGGTATCTGGATTTGGAAGATGGTACTCCGTGGCAAAATGGCATCCTCGGAAAGGGTACTGATGTGACTGCCGATGCGTTATTGCGTAGAAGGATTTTAGAGACAGAAGGTGTTGTTGAAATAGTTGACGGCACTTATTTTTCCACGCTTGACAGAGATACTAGAACGCTATCGGTTGCGTGTACAATCGAAACAATTTATGGCACTGCACAGGTGAGCGCGTGAACATCACAGATTTAATTTATATCGATCAAGACGGGTTCCACTTTCCCGATTTTCCTACGCTGTTTCAGCGGTATCAGGATGCGTACCGAGTGATTTACGGTGCAGATATTTACATTGATGCCGACTCGCAAGATGGCGCATTCTTGGCATTGTTCGCGCAATCCGTTTATGATTTGTGCAATGTTTTTTCCGGCGTTTATACCAGCTTTTCTCCGGCGCTTGGCATCGGTGACGCATTAACGCGCAATGTAGCAATCAACGGAATCACTAGACGCGCTGCAACGCACTCTACTGCTGATGTGAATGTAGTCGGTACAGTTGGTACGACGATTGCAGCGGGAAAAATCAGGGACGCTCTTGGCAATTTGTGGAGCATCCCGACTAATACAGTGATTCCGGTTGGCGGAGCTATTACTGTTACTGCCACCTGTGACACAGAGGGCGCGATAACTGCCGCTGCTGGCGCATTGAATCAGATTGGGACACCGCAGAGGGGGTGGGTGTCGGTCACGAATCCACTGGCTGCTGTGGCGGGTGTGAACGCTGAGACAGATGCAGAGCTAAGATTAAGACAACAGCTATCAACAATGATCACCG